GCTAATTGCGGATGGAACGCGTCAGGTGACACAACTATTTCAGTTGTTCCAATGACATTAAAAAATAACAAGGTAAACGTTGTACAATGTGTTCAGACGTTGAGAGATACTTTCTTCTCACAACAGTTGGCTGCAGGTGCTTACAACGGTGGCACTTCTATTCCTTTTGAGGAAATGTTGGCTGAGCACTTTGTCGGTAAGTTGAATAACTACAATGAAAACTTCCTCATCAATGGTGATGGAGCTTACAGTGGTTTGACTGACATCTTGACAGTTGCTAACGGAACTGTATCAGGTGCTACTGCTGTTGCATGGACACCAACTACTGCTGTTGATGCGGCTCAAGCAATGTACGCAGCTTTACCCGATAAGGCTTACACTCAAGACGACTTAATCTTAATCTTGTCACCTTCTAACTACAGAGCGTTAGTATTAGGTATCACACAAGAGAACTACTACCACATTGAACCAGGTTCAACTAACATCTTCGTACCAGGTACACAGGTGAGAGTTGTTGCTTCATCAGGATTGGTAGGAAGTGAGTTAAAGTACATGGGTCCACAATCAGCACTCTTCATGGGAACTGATTTGACTTCAGACTTTGAACAGTTCAGATTGTGGTATTCACAGGATAACGATGAGATGAGAGGTCTTATGAGATGGAGATTAGGTGTTGCTGTTAGTGAACCTAACTTATTTGTCGCAGAGCTCTAATAAACTAAGAACTAAAAAATAATAGATATGGCATGTGTTTTAAATACCGGTACTACTTTAGATTGTCGTTCATCACTTGGTGGTGTTAAAGCAGTATACATCGGTTCAACGACAGGACAAGACATATCTATCACAGCTACTACAGGTGTTGCAACAGCTCTAACCGCACAGGGAGGAACTATTGATATTACATCTGTGGCTGACTTAACAACGAATGGTATGTTCGAATTCCAACAACCAAGACAATCAGCTTCACTTAGTGAAACTGGTGCGTTTAGTGAGGAAAATGGAACAGCGTTCTATACATCAGTTCTTAGTTTTGTTGTCAACACTTTAGAAGGTGAGAAATTAAACACTCTCAACATCTTAGGACAGAACACTAGACTCGTTGTAGTTGTCAAGGATGCTAACGATAGATATTGGATTTTAGGTAACACTTCAGGTGCGATTGTCACTGCTAGTACCAGTGAAACAGGTACCGCATTTGGTGACCGTTCAGGTATCACCATTGAAGTAACAGGGTTGTCACCGCAACCTATGTTTGAGTTTGACATTAGTTAAACTTAGACTTCATTATATAATTGAAAGGGGGGAACTAGTCGTTCCCCTTTTTCTTGCCATTTAATGCATAAACTATATTTATGGGTGTAAAACAAAGCAAGATATGGTATTTAACTTTGCAGATGACAGCAGAAACCTTGTATTTTATAAAGGTAGTAGTAGCATAGGTTACGAGCAAGAAAACTATTTTTTATTCTTTAAAAGCAAATTCAATAACAAATATTTAAAAAATATTACTCCAATACTTACTAATCAATGGGATGTTGATATACTATACATTGTATTGACTAAGGTAGATGATAACGACAGGTATGTTAGTTTTAGTTGGGATAGAAATGATATATCAGGAACAGGTCTATCATTACCTGCAGATATAAACAGTGAAGATATCGGAGGATATTATGATTTAGAAGTAAGAGGTAGTAATTTTATACCTGTATTTACAAAACCACTTATAACACAATTATGTAAAGTTATAAATGACTTTACCAATGTAATAGATACAACAAATAAAGCAACCCGTATACAAGAAGACGGGGCAGAATATACATATTATAGAGGATGAGTAATATTAAAGTAATAAATTTATCGGCAATTGATTTACCTACTTTCCAAGAAGTAAGAGGTAAAGATTGGGTTAGTTATGGTGAGAATAACTTATACCCTCAAAAACTTATTGAACTATATCAGTCAAGTGCAATTCACAATACTTGTGTCAACTCTCAGTTGGACTCTATGGTAGGTGAAGGTATTGAAATGATTGGTGATGAGTATGTAAACAGAGATGAAGAAACCCTTGATGACATTTACAGAAAGATTAGTTATGACTTCCTATTATATGGAGGTTTCTCATTAAATGTAATATGGTCAAGAGGTGGTGACAAGATTGCTGAGATATATCACTTACCATTTGACAAAGTAAGGTCAGGTAAAGTAAATGATGACGATGAGGTTACACATTATTACTACTCTTCAAATTGGGCAAATACACGTAAGTATAAACCAGTAGAATACCCTATCTATGACAAAACAAATACTAAGGGGGACAACGCCTCTCAAATCTATTACTGCTACCAATACTCACCAGGTGTTGACTTATATCCTCTACCTGATTACATCGGGGCAGTCAATGACATTAACCTTGATGGTAGAATATCTGTTTATCATAACAGTAATATTTCTAATGGAATGTCACCAGGTCTTATCATTAACTTTCCAAACGGTGAACCATCTCCTGATGAGATGAGAACTTTACATAGAGATTTGAATGAAGCATTTGCATCTGAGAACAATGCAGGTAAACTGTTTCTAACCTTCTCAGAGGGTCAAGAATTAGCTCCACAGATATCAACCATAGATAGTGCTAACGATGACTATTACGTGGTTTTAGAAACGAGAATTGCAAGTCGTATACTATCTGCTCACCGTATCAGTTCACCAAGACTTGTGGGACTAACAGTATAAGGAGCAAGTGGTTTAGGTAACAATGCACAAGAGATGGAAGTAGCTTATGTTCACTACATGTCTACAGTCATTGAACCAAAACAAAAAACAGTAAATAAGAACCTTGAAAAAATATTAAGGGGTATGGGTATTAACGTATCAATTAAAGTAATACCATCAACATTAGACTTTGAAGAAAACGTAGAATTATGAGTAGTGTAATATTTATATCAGAAGCAAGATTAAAGAAATTAACAGCAGTACATGACAATGTTGAACCACAAGAGTTAACCCCCTTTGTTGTTCAAGCACAAGATATCTACATACAAGATATTTTAGGTACAACATTCTATCAAGCATTACAGACCAAGATAAGTAACGATACAGTTACAGGTTATTATCAGACTCTTCTAAACGACTATATTGCTCCAACCTTAGCAAACTATGCAGTTTACCTTGCATTCCCTTCATTGAACTATAAGATAAAGAATAAGGCTATTTTAACACCAACAAGTGAAGAGAGTTCAACAACTGATTTAACTGCACTAAAATATGTTAGGGGGTCAATACAAGACACAGCACAATTCTATGGTGAAAGAACTAGAGAATACATTAGAGATAATCAAGAACAGTTCCCTGAATACCTAAACCCTGGTACAGATGGTATGATGCCGAATAAGAACAATCCTTATTTCCATGGGGTGTATATTCCAAAACCTTATGGATGTGGGGACAATCTTCCTGATAATCCTAATCCAATGAATTAATGTCTCAAACAAAAAGAATACACGAACACAGAGAAATTAACAAAAACACGTTACAACAACAAATACAAATTATTGAAGCTCGAATTACAACGTTAGAACAACAAGTATCATCTCTCGTTAGGAACTTCGTACTTTAATCCATATTTCTTACAAAATTGAAAATGAATATTCTTGGATGTATCATAACCCATACGTCCAAAGAAATGACGCACCATCATGTAATCGTCTAATGAGATTGTTCCTGTATCTCTAAATAAAAACTTGTCTAATATAAATGTATTGTTCTTCATATTAATAAATATAAAAAGACCCCTAAGCGTTCTTAGAGGTCTTTAAATAAATGGGGGGATAATGAAAATACTAAAGAAACGATTCATAACAAATGGAACATCCCCCCTACTAGAATACATGAACAAATATATAATAATTAGAAAATGACAAAAGAAAAGGGGGATAGAACTATAAACTATCCCCCACTCATAGACTTAATAATAGGCAGACTTTAGTCTACGAGTTCTCTGTATAACCAAGGTGACCCTTCACCATTCCAACGTGATAAATCAATCATCTTGTTTTCCACATCATCCCAAAATCTATCTACCATCTCTGAATAGATTTCATCTTGTTTAACTCTTCTACCTCTTGGTTTAGGTTGAGGGATTGTAATCTTGGTTGTACCAATCTTTTGTTGTTTTAGTTCTTGCATTCTTCTGAATGT